TCAAATACACGGAATGAATTAATTGACTATGCTGTTGGTATAGTTATTGAAATTGCGGATCCAGTTCCGGTTCTTTTACTTGAAGATTTCTCTAGAATTATTTATGAAGATCTAGATGTAGACAGCGCAATTCAATGCGATCTCGGCCCAGAATTTACTGGCGCGACTGAACACGAACACTCATTGGCGGAATGGCGTACTGCTTGGAATCGTGAACACACTCCAGACAATCCTTTCCCTGATATTCTTCTACCCCTTGTCACAAGACCATGAAAAAAGTCTTTAAAACAATTAAGAATCTCTTCGGTAAAAAGTCTTCTTGTCCTTGCGATAGAGGCGAAGTAACTTGTGTAGAGTGTTACTGCGAGCACAATCCTTCTGCTCCAATGTGTAAAGTTTACGACGTTTGATGGCAAATGAAGAAGAAACCTGGGCGTATACGACGGACCAGGAAGATTTCGACGACTTTTTTAGACCAGAACCAGATCTTGAAGGTGCGCTTGCTCCCGTGGACTTTTATGCGGGGAAGGTGCGTCTGGCTTGCCAGCATGGCAATCGGCAAGTCACATCGGCAGATCAACGATTGGCTAAACAAGAAGAACAGGAGGAGATCCGTATTACGTCTGAATACGAATTTGACAGGTAAGGATTGCAATAAGACACAAGCTATTGCTATCCGCCTGGTTCGTAAATGGATGACTGAGATTCCCCCAGGGGATGCCATTCTTATCTACTGTGAATCAGTTGCTGCTGATAAACAGTATCGGGTTTGGAAGAAATGGTTTGCTAAACATGAAGATTTGGAGGTTAGTGCTATCGACTCCTCAAAATCTATTCTTATTTATCGTCCTATATACGTAGAATAAGTGAGACTATACCGTTAACAAAATGATTGCTTTAATTCGTCCAGTCCTGTTCACATTTTTAAACTCTCCGCAAGTCAAGAAGCTAATCGTAGATCTTCTTACCAAACTGGCGGAAAGTACCGACAATACGATCGATGACCAAGCCGTGTTGTTTATCAAGAACGGCTTATTTCCTAAAGAGTGATTACTCGACAGGACTAAACCACCACACTGTACCGCCGTCATTTTCGATGGCGGTTTTTAATGCGTAGGCTTCATCCTTATTAAACGTATGGCACTTGCGTTCGTCTGCTGTTTCCCAACAAACATTCACCCTGATTTGCTTGTCTCTAGCTTTGTTTTTCATTTCCGGTATCCGGTGATGGGATTTTTGGAGCAGTGAATTTTTGGTCTGGAGACGTTTCCTTACCCTTACCTTCGGTTGGGGTAACTTTCTTTATTGTAGTGCCTTTTTTGCCGTCATCTTTTTTAGAGATGCCGTATACAGCAAGGACACTTGTTACCAAAGATGAAATAAAGGCTGCATCAATCTTGGTTGCAATACCAAGGTAGCTTGCAGTTAAAACTGCCAAGGCCCAGGTGAGGACACCTACTGGAACTAAACTACCCAGATATTCAGTTAATTCTTTCGGGTTAGGTCCTAGTTTCATTGTTAAGTATGCTCTTCGATTTCAATTTTACCCAATGGTAAACTTGGGATATAAGTAACGTATACGTAATGAAAACCCAAACTATCTTGGCTACAGCTGCAGCATTGAGTTTGGCCTCTAACGCAGCACAGGCGGATATTATTCATCGTATGAGTTCATCTGTGCAGCTCACTGTTGACGCTGCAGCTACGCAAGCAACGCGTATTGGTAGTACATATTCTGTTGCAGGAAATAACGCAAGTATTTCCACGATGGGGGGCTTAACTGCACCATCAAGTGTTACTGCCGCAGCAACTTTAAAAGCTGGTAGCTATGGAATTTCTACCTCAGGATCTGCTTTCAGCCTGTCTGAGTCGTTTACCTACGGCGACGCTATTCCTACAGGTGTGTCTGTTTCCTCTGGCGTTGTGTCTAATTTACCTTCTTACGGAACGGTAACGACCACTGCGGGAGGCGTGGCTGGTACTCTAAGCGGCGTAATTAATTCAGCTGGCATTACTACGATTACCCCTGGTGGCGCAGGCACCACAGCAATTGGACAATTTGTGACGGAAGTGACTGTCCGATAGATGACACGTTTACAAGAAGGTATTGGACTGGGTTTACTTCTGGGTATTCTTCATGGCTTATTTCAGTCAGCGTATAGCATTCCGGTGGTGCCAAATTTTCAGCAGGGATCGATGACGGCAAGAACAGAAACAACGACAAAAGTTTCTGAAGTTATTAACTCAATGGATTACAACACGGGTTTTCAGTATTCCGTGACTGGTACCAATATCAAACAATCAGGAGCTAGTATTTCACCAGGGGCTGTTACCGGAAACAGCAATACGGTGAACGGAGTCACTACCACATGGACTGGTTTGGATTTACAAAACAAGCCCAACTGGTCGTTGCAGACACCTGGCGGCGCTTTTACCTTCACAGAGACTTACCAAGGGGCGGGGCTCTCGAATCACACGGTGATCGAAAGAACCACAGAAATCCAAAGCGTCACAGAAACTACGTCTATCTTTACGCAATAGGTTGTGCCACCTTATTTTCTTCTCCGGCTTACAGCGATACTGTCGGTGGCGTTAGTGCAACTGCTAACCCTATTGCTAATAGTAGCGGTTCAGTTACAAACCAGGCAATCCAGGTTTTACAGGGACCCTACATCACTAACACCTATTCAAATGGAATCAGCTGCCAAGGACCAACGCTGAATTTTACCCCATTCGTAACGGCTAGTAATTCCTGGCAAGTTCCATATGAATCACATTACATGGATAATGTGTATGACATGCGGGCAGATGATGATGGAAACCTGCTAAATCCGGGAGATGTTTTATATCAAGTACCTGTACGTACTGGGCAAAAGAATTCGCATAATATCAATTTTGGGCTGTCTGCCACGCTGTCTATTCCTTTAGATGGCGGATTACAAGAACGCTGTAAAACAGCAGTCGATACCCAGACTGCAATACAGCAGCAAATATTGGCTACAAAGAGATTAGATTTTGAGATCGGAAGGTTAAAACATTGTGGAAATTTGAAAAAACAAGGTATACTTTTTCATCCCAAATCACCTTATTTCAAAGTATGTGAAGATGTAATTCTGGTTAATCCACCAGGACATCTTCCACAACATACTCATTCCATTCCTATTTCTTCAAAGCCCGTCGTAAGGCAAGAAGAGCACGGTTCCGATCACGCTGAGCAAGGACACGTTCACGTACCGATTCAATCTTCGTCTTCTTCCCAAGTACGTCAAACAGTTTTTTCTGGGCTTTCTTCACAGTCGGCTTTATCAGTTTTAGAAGCAAGTCGGCAAGCGGCTTTGCTAATAGAGCAGAAGAAGTCGCAACAACAGCAATGACTGCCGTTGTAGTAGTTGTAGGTAAATCAGGTAAATAGTCAGTAATGTCTAACTTCTTTTCTGGTTTAATTTCTTCAATTAATTGAGGTTTTTCATCACAGTCTTCTGTGCATTCTTCTTGTGTTTTGTCAGAAGCTGGTGGTTTAAATTCCTTCTTAGTACCGGGGAGATTACTGGGGATTACTGGTGTTTCGGGTGTAGAAGGTTTCGTTGTATTTGGAATTGCTGGGGTGTTTGAACGTATTAATTGTTCTGGGTTGTAATTAATTGGGTTGTATGAAGGCATTCCTGCATCGCAGAAAACCATGACGCCTCTAAGATCATCGCTAGAAATTGTCGATGACTTGTCGTTTTTTTCATGTGCTTCAACACAACCAGGGATGTTAATAATTGGCAGGCCAATTTCTAACGTTATGGGTGGTGCTGAAGGAATGTTAAGAGGTGCTATCTGCGTCCAAGAATAGACATCAGGAATCTGTACAGGTCTGATAGACCGAACCCCAATGTCTGGAATTTGAATCACGGTGTTGTGAAAGGAATCGCAGGACCTGTTTCTTTGGGCAGTGCATCAAGCTGTCCCTGATGCTGAGTATCCATTTCTGGTTTGATCTTATCTGTAAATAACGAATCCATATTGCCAGTTAAGGCTTCTGTTTGTTTGCCAAGTTGGCTCGATAGTTGTCCACTAATGCCTTTCATTAAAGCTTCTTTCTGCTGTTCGATGATTGCATCTTTGTTGATGTACAGATAACCAATCAGTAAGTTAGGAAACAAGGCCAATACAGTCAGCAGAATGTTAAAAACAAGTTTCATAATCAAAGTCCAGCTGCGTCAAGTCTAGCCTTAAGTGTTTGATTTTCTGCCGAAAGTTCTTGTACAGCTTTGACAAGCATTGGCACAAGTTTTCCATAAGAGGCTTCAAGGCGATCAGGGTTTTGATCCATTACTAAGTCCAAGTAATCAGCATTCGCATTTTGTTGTGCTAATTGCAGCTCTTGTGCGATAAAACCTGCTTCGTATGTGCCGTCCTTTCCATTGCCATCACGAGTCTGCCATTGGAATTTAACTGGATTTAAGCTGTCAATAAAAGCTAAGCCCTCTGGTAATTTCTGTATATCAGTCTTATCCCGTGCATCAGAAAGACTACTGATAGTTTGAACGTTGCAACGCAATGTAGCGATATTGCTATTACCAAGTGTGATCTCGTTGGTTGCTGTTGCAGAGCTTGCGTCTGCGTCGTAACCAATGCATGTATTATTTGAACCTGTAGTGATGCTGTTACCAGCTTGACGACCGAGAGCAGTATTGTTGTATCCTGTATCTAGCGTGTTAAGACTATCATTACCAATTGCAATATTATCGTAACCAGTTGTTTGAGCGGCAAGCGCATCAACGCCCATAGCAGTAGAATTATAACCAGTGGTGTTGCTCCATAACGCAGCATATCCGACTGCAGTATTTCCAACGCCCGTAGTTGTTGATTTTATTGCTATATCACCAACTGCGGTGTTGTTATATCCAGTTGTATTTGCCTCTAAAGATTGATAACCAACTGCAACATTATTGTATCCACTAGTGTTTGCTTCTCCAGCTTGCGCACCAACGAAAGTGTTGCCCCCATTATTTATACTAGAGGTTCCAGCTCTACTACCAATAAAAACATTGTCACTTGCATCCTCAAGTGCATAGCCAGCCCTATAGCCAATGAGGACATTTTCATTACCATCAACTTCATAGCCGGCTTGAGCGCCAATAACCACACACTTTTCAAAACCGTCCTGTTGATATTTAGCTTCATGGCCGATTACGACGTTATCAGAACCGGGTCCTCTTCCTGCATATGAACCGATTGCAACGCTTCTTGCAACGCTATTGGTAGTACTTGCGGCACTAAAACCGATAGCAATGTTCTGATTAGTTGTTGTGAAGTTTCTGCCTGCTTGGTTACCGAGACATACGTTGTAATAACCTGTTGTTATGTTTTCAGCTGTTTGGTATCCAAGGGCAGTGTTATCGAATCCGGTCGTTAAATCCTTGATGGCAGTATGACCAACTGCCGTATTTCTGTTGCCGGTTGTTTGTGCATTAAGTGCGTTGTGGCCAAGAGCAGTTGCCTGGTTACTAGAGCCATCATCGTTGGCAAGAGCACCCGTTCCAAGACCGATAGTCTCCCCACTGTCTGCTGTATAAGCATCAGAAAGATCATTGATGGCAGATGCTCCGCCGCTGCTTGGAGTTGACAGAACAAGCTTGTCGTTTGTTGAGTCGTAGGTAAGAACGTCACCATTACTTGCGCCGTTCTGAACACCAGGCAAGCGGAAAGTTGCATGAGAGGAGCCTCCAATGCAGATTTCGTGATTGACACCTGCAGCGGTTACATCAGCATCATCTCCAAGAATGATATTGTTTTGACCGGTTGTAAGCGTGCTGCCTGCAGACTGTCCGATTACAACATTGCTGTGCCCAGTCGTAAGGTTGCCACCACAAAAATCTCCAATAGTGGTGTTTCGACCACCTGTTGTTATATTGCGGCCAGCCTTGCAGCCTATAGCAGTATTTCTATAGCCGGTAGTTATGTCCTCGCCAGCTATAAAGCCAACGGTAGTATTGTTAATTCCTGTTGTTATAGAGTCTCCAGCGTTATATCCAACTGCCGTATTTTCACTGCCAGAAGTGGCTGCGTTTAGTGCGTTGTAGCCGAGCGCGGTGTTGTTGTTATCTGTGCCGTCATCATTGGCAAGAGCACCCGTACCTAAGCCGATGGTTACACCGCTGTCGTAAGTAACAGCATCAGATAAGTCATTGATTGCAGAGGCACCACCACCTGCAGTAGCAAACGAAAAAACACCGTTACCATCAGTAACCAAGGTTTGGCCGTTGGTGCCGTCTGCTGCGGGTAGGGTCCAAATTTGATTGCTGCTGACAGTAGCTGCAGATTTAAAACCTACATAATTACTTCCATCACTATCTTCTAAACGTAGCTCTCCGGCGTTAGATACGGTTACTCCGGAGAAAGAAAAATTATAATTTTCTGAAATTGATGCTGGCGTTACAGTGCCATCACTTGGCGTACCTACGGACTGGGAATCACCTAATACCGTAGCGAAAAAAGTCGTACCCGACGTAGGTGGTGTGGTAAAAGTAATTCCAGAGCCTTGAACAATATAATCTGTCCCTGGCTGTTGGATAACACCACCTAACGACAGTAGGACATTCTGGGCTAAGCCCGGGTTAACGCCTTGTTGGCCCGCAGCGGTGGACATTGTAAATCCACTAGTCGTTCCGTTAAACCCTCCTGAAATTTGATCCAGGATGATGTAACGACCGACGACCGGTTGCTGTCCAATGTAGGCCATTTAAATATAGGAACTTATTTATATGTTCCTATTTTACTTCACTCGGCTTCGACTGACGAAGGCTCAGCTTCAACAACGGTTTCTTCACTTTCTAATTCACGGAGTGCTTGTGCTGCTCCTTGCAAAAATACAGCACGCTCTTTACAGGCATCAGCTGTACGAATCGCTTCATTGTGCTTAGCGATCACAGATTCAAGTTCCTCAGCAATAGCGTTGAGTTTTTCTTGTGAGGCTGTCATGTTTTTAAAGTAACCCAGCTTATCTTACATCAAGAGTCGGTAAAGCGAAGTCAATATGATCCAAATTAAACAACTTTACCGTAAACAACAAAATAACCAGAAGTAGTATTACCACTATGACCGGTACTGGACTTAGATTGCCAGTTTGTCAACAAGGATGGGTAGCTACTACGTCGGCTAATACCTTCCCGTGGTGTTTGGCCGCTAGACGGCCGACCATCAGAGTCGGAGATGCCAAAAGCAAGGCCATTAGTGGTTGCAAACGAGGTATCGAGAGCATCACTTGAAATACTTGATAAGACTTTGTCAGATACACCAAGCAAGCAATAGTCACCGCTGTCACTTGCCCAGTAATCTGAACCAGAAGCACTGCCAGCAGTTGAACCATTAACAACCACATAATCGGCTGCACTTTGTCCAGTACCTACAACGCTTGTGCCGTTTATGGTTGCTGTTTGAACAGTTCCCATAGCAGAAGGCAGTCCAGAAAGTGCAATCGTTGCAGCATTGGTTACATGATTATAAATGTGAAAAGTGGTGCCTGTAAAAGTAAACTCAGCTTCATCCTCTAAGGTTGAGAAATCAGACTGGTAGTGTCTAATTTTAATGCCGTTGATATATTCACTGCCAGTAGGTCCAAAATTAGAGTTACAGGCATAGCCACTTGCATCAACAATAGTTTTAATTTCAGAAAGCGTTTCATCGCCTTGTAAATCTGTTGAGTTTGTAGTGTCAAACGACAACATCCTTCTAAAGCTAAGCTCAGGATCTGCGGTGTTGCTTGGAGAAGCAGTATATGCTTGAGCATCAATAGCAAATATCGGGTAGTAAGTACCGGAAGTGAGCCCAGCTGAAGGAGTAGCGGCTGAAACTGATGATCCATCAGTTTGTCCGAATAAAGGTATTGCAAAATCTAAAACATCTAAACTTTGCGAATTAGTATCAGCTTTAGCGTCTATAGTTCCAAATGTTGGTAACGCAAAATCAAGATAGTCTAACGTTACCAACTGTGCTCTAGTAGGAAGACCAACAGCACTGCCTGATCCTCCTTTCCAAACATTAGAAACATTTACTTGAAACTCGGATCCTGTTTTCCAAGTACCGCCTACATTAACGTAATATGCAGATGCTTGTTTCCAAGTACCGTTAACGTTTACATAAACAACGTTAGCCATCAGTATTCTCCTCTATTTCACGCTGAACTCTATCAGCCTCTGACTCAACTGACTTTACTGCAGCAAGCCGATTGGCATGACTAAACATCTCGTCTTCTGTTGCAGTGCTGGGAAAAATTAAGTCATAGACAACGCCATCAGCGTCAACCAAGCATCGTTTGAAATCACCATTAACGGTTGTATCGACAATTTTGTTACTCATGCTTGTGTCACTCCAAAATCATCAATGTACATTACAGAAGACGTATTGGCATTAGAAAAATCAACAAATACCTCTAATTCACCTGAATTTGTAGGCGTAAAAGTTTTGATTATTGCATTCCAATTGTTAATAGCTGAAGTTGAAGCAGTCTGATCAGACGTAAGTCCCATAAACGGACGACCCGGTATTTTTAAAGTCACAGTTTCCCCAGATCCTGAAATGTATGCATAAATACTAACTGTTACTGCAGTACCTCCTTTTACAATGATACTGCCAATTTTTAATGATGTTGGGGTACTAGTTGTATCACGAACCTGAGCTTTTATAGAATAACCTGATGGTGTTCTTCTTACTGATGTATTAGGTGAAAAGATGTGTGCAGTTGAATAGACTCTGTTGTCATTTGATACTTGATTAAAAGATCTAAATTGAAGGGTTCCGCCAGTTATTTGGTCAATAACTCCAGAATAGTTGTCATTAACTTGAATGTTGTTAATGAGCATATCACCGGCAGTAAGCTCAATATTTCCTCCTAAAATTCCACCATTAACTTTGAATTTAGCTGTGCCTCTTGTGTTGTACAAGTCAGGAACAGAAGGTTCCCAATACTGTCCCATCATCCTTCCAGGTAACGTTGTAGGAGAACTTGGGTGTATAGGGCGAGTTGAATCTAATGAGGTAATTGTAATATCGTCACAAGAGCTATTATAGTAATAACCTGAATTTTTCATTTTCATATTACCTACCGTAATAACAGTTGAGCTACTTACACTAGGTCCACAATTAGCAGCGTAATAAGCATTACTAGCGTCGACTGTATCAATATCAACTACATCAAAACTTGAAAAACTACATCTAACCGTGTAGCCACCAGGATTGGTGTCAACTTCTGACACAATAAGGTTTTTTGAGCAAGTTGATGTCAAACTTGCAGTAGCTTCTCTAGTGAAATCTACCTGTTGACCATTAGTGTTGTTATGAACATAGTTAAAAACCCAATCACTTTTAGTGGATAGTACATGTTGGGAGCACTCCCGCATTTGTGTTTTTTTACCTCCCATGATGTAATCAGGTTTCCAGACCCGAATACTCATGCACTCATAAAAATAATCACTATCGTCAGTACTACCAAACCATCCAACATTTTCCCACTTAGAGTTATCTACATAGTATTGATTCCAACACTGGGAAAAACCGTGGATATAAAAGTCTTTGTAGTGAATATATTTACTCGACACATTCCGCATCATAACGCCCCAGTTATTACCTTGAATAACTGTTACGCCAGATTTAGATGACATGTCGGTAGAACTCCATCCACCAGAGACTAATTTAAAATTACTGTCAGAGAAACCTGAATTGGTCCAGTTCGGAAATTCATCTAGATATTCGTCTTCATCAGTTGTCTCAGCAAACGAAGGATAAAAAGGCTCTACTTTATACAGGGATACAGAGTTTCCAGTAGTTGTCCATTTTGCATTACAACCTCCATAGTAGTAAGTCCATTTATTACCACGAAAATTATCTGCACATTTAACACAAACAAAGTCTTTTGCAAACCAGGAAATGTTGTACCAGATGCCGTCGTTAAGGCCAATTAAACTTTTGTGGGTAAGGCTATCTGCGCTGGAAGAAGCTTTGCAAGCAACAATGTTTTGGATACGATAAGTACATTGCGATGATTGAGTTGCAGCGCGGTAAAGAGCAACAGACTGAATGGAACTATTCATGTTTGTTCCAAGGTCTGTTACTGAAGCAATCCAATACTGCTCGTTTGCCTTTCTAAGTTTAATAGGAGCTGTATGTACTGAAGTGTTGCCTCCAGTATCGGTACATAATCTAATTTCATCCGCTGTTGTAAATCCGCCTGCATCAGAACGGATCATAAAAGAAATTTGCTGATAACCAGACAGATCTAATGCAGAAGGAAGTTGGTAGTGTGCAATTTTTCCAACAGCCTGGCTACTTGGGACAACAATTTTATCTGATCCTCGTGCATAGATATTTTCAACACCGCTGCTTTGCCAAGCAGAAGTACTGTAATTGATGCTTGTAGTAGCAGTGCCTGCAGAAGTCCAAGCACTTCTGTCAGGATCAGTACACGCAATGTCTTTAGTGATGTTAGCTGTGTTTAATTTAACAACATCACTGTTATGAACGACCCAAGCAAAAGACCCATTATAAGTGTTTGTACCATTACTGTTGGCTGTGTATCCATTAAGATAGACTTTGCCATTGGTATCATCATAGGAATTGGCAACAGTTACTTCCCAGATTCCAGCTATCGAAGGCTGGTTTTCAGAGGTAGCCGAAGCATCATGAATGATAAAAATACGGTCTCCAGTTTGCCAACCACCAGCACCCTGGCTAGTTGTTCCGGTTCCAGCAGATCCCAAACCAACTTCTTTAATGTAGGTCTGCCCTGTGGTTGTGGAATAGACAATGTTGCTGTAGTTGCACGATCTGCTTCCATACGCACTAGCAAAATGCCTATCGGCTGCGCCTGTAATGCAAGTGCCAACAGAGGTTACAGGTTTTGCTTTGATACGAATTTCGTCAACACTGCTGCTTAAATAGCCTAGATCTTCTATCTTAGCTGCTCTGTTTGCAAAACTTGAGCCGTCTCCTGTTCCAGCGGCTCCATCATAATCAACGTATTTAATACTCATAATTAAGCAGTGTATTTAATCCAGATGTCTCCATCGGAGCCACCAGAGGGAGAAGCTGTGGAGGTAGTGATTCTTCTCACAATGTTACTTGATGAACCGCCGTAAGTAATTGAACCACCACTGGCATCAGCAAGAGTGAGATTGCCGTTACTAGAACTATAGGTCAAAACCTGTCCGTCAGTCGCACCAGATTGCAGACCAGGAATACGAAGGCTGGTGACGTTGGCATCACCTAACGTGATTTCGTTAGAAACAGTATTACTACTTGGCTGAGCGTCGTGGCCAATAGCAGTACAGTTGCTTCCGGTTGTAAAAGTGCCGCCAGCGTCGGAACCCAAAAACACGTTGTTAGTGCCTGTTGTCAGTACATCACCGGCACTAGTGCCGATAGCAGTATTGTCGTCACTTACGGCGTTTCTTAAAGCTCTATAACCGATCCCGACATTGTTGCTTTGGGTTGTAACTGCGCTAACAGCACTCATGCCTATGGCTACATTTCTGATTCCAGTTGTGACATCATCGCCCGCGTAATTACCAACACTTACGTTTTCGTATCCTGTTGTTATAGCCTCGCCTGCTATATAACCAATAGCGGTATTATTGCCACCAGAAGTAGCTGCATTTAGTGCTTTATATCCAAGCGCAGTGTTCCTGTTATCGCCGCCGTCGTCGTTAGCAAGAGCGCTTGTACCTAAGGCAACAGCTCGACCGCCGTTGTAAGTAACAGCATCAGACAGATCATTGATAGCGGATGCACCACCACCACTGGCATTAGCCAATGTGATATTTCCGTTGGAAGAGTTATAGGTAAGAACTTGGCCATTCGTCGCACTAGACTGCAGACCAGGAATGCGAAGGCTGGTGATACTGGCGTTGCCTAGCGTAATTTCGTTGGAGACAGTTGCAGAACTTGCCTCTGCGTCATACCCAATGCAGATATTATTTGCACCCGTAGTTGTAGTGTTCCCGGCATTAGCGCCGAGCATTGTGTTTTGATCTGCTTGAACATTCTCACCCGCCTCGTCGCCAACGCAGGTGTTATCGCTGTCATCTCTAATGTCATAACCCGCCCGATATCCAATGGTAGTGTTCCTGCTGCCTGTCGTATGATTAAGTCCAGCACTTCCTCCTACTGCAGTGTTGTAAGTTCCAGTTGTAAGGTTGAAATAGGTTGCGTCGCCAACACTAGTATTGCTATGTCCAGTAGTAACACTAAACTGAGTTTTTTGGCCAACGCCTGTATTCGCGGTTCCAGTTGTGTTGTTATAGCAAGCAAGATTGCCTACGGCTGTATTTCCATCTGCAGTTGTGTTGTTTCTAAGTGCACGATGGCCTACCGCTACGTTGTCTATACCAGATGTATTTGCTTTTAAAGCCTGGTAGCCAAGAGCTGTATTGTCGTTGTTGTTTGTACCATCATCATTCTCAAGCGCTTCAGTGCCAAGACCAACACTTCGGCCACTGTCGTAGGTGACAGCATCAGACAGATCATTGATAGCGGATGCACCACCACCAGCATCTGCAAAGGTGATGTTTCCATTGGTTGAGTTGTAAGTAAGTACCTGACCGTTAGTCGCCCCAGATTGCAGGCCAGGAATACGGAGACTGGTGATACTGGCGTTGCCTAGCGTGATTTCATTGGTTGCTGTGGAAGAGCTTGCGTCAGCCTGAAATCCAATAACAGTATTGTTATTTCCAGTTGTTATGTTGTCTCCAGCTTGATGACCAATAGCTGTGTTTTGGTATCCTGTTGTTACGGAAGATTGCGCGTCACTGCCTACTGCAATGTTTCTATTGCCAGTGGTTACATTACCTAACGCAAAATTACCAAAACCTGCGTTGTCGTAACCAGTTGTGCAGTCCTCTACAGACCTGTAACCAACAGCGGTATTTCTGACGCCACTTGTATTCCTTAAAAGTGCCTGTGTGCCGATCGCAATGCACTCTTCACCAGTTATATTGGCATTAAGTGCGCGTGAACCTACTGCTGTGTTGTCCTCACCAGAGGTATTAGTCTCTAAAGCTTTATAGCCAACAGCCGTATTGTTGTTGTTGGCTGCGCCATCGTCATTGGTAAGTGCGTCAGTACCAAGGCCAATACTCTTTCCACTGTCGTAAGTGACAGCATCAGACAGATCATTTAAGGAAGAAACAGAACTTCCTGAAGACCAATCTAAATTTAAATTTGAGTCTAAAACTAAAAATTGGCCATTGGTACCGCCAGTGGCGCTAAGCTTTGCTGTTGTTATAGCCTGATCAACAATATCATCAGTGCTAAGAAGAACAGTCGGTAAAGTGTTACCAATATATGCCATGATTAAATGTTGTTGTCTTGGGTGTTCAACATGTAAGAAACAGTGATGTCAACGGCATTGCCTGTGCTGGCATAAGCGCGAATGACATCTTCTGATTCAACAATTACTTTATTGCCAGTTAAAAACTCAAGTGAGGCTTGATTAGGAACAGTACCAGATGTAATCAGGGATCCCGTAGTAGTAGCTCCTGATTTAACTAATTCAACAGTTACATTTTGTGAGTTGGCTGTTGTATTTGATGCCATCACACTCAACAAAACCCCATAGGTGTTGGCAGGTACACCACTTGTATTGGTCGTGCCGGTAATCACGGGAGTAACATTGGCTGACCCGCTACCGATATTTTGTCTAACAACCGAAATGAAACGGGCCATCTATTTATAAATACAGATCACGGTTTCCTTAATTATAAGGCTTTTAACCAAGAGCAATTGCAAACACAATTGCGTTCTCCTCTGCAACTGCAGAAGTAGCGACATTCACGCCGCTAATTTGCAACGTAGTTCCGAAAAGACCACTTGCTCCCGTGATGGTTGTTCCAGTGACAGTAGTGAAGCCTGCAGTACCACCAGTAAGTGTCGTAAACTGACCCGTATTACCAGTGACTGTGGCACCTGAAAGCAGAGTCGTGTAGACACCCGTTACTGCATTAACTGTCGTACCTGTGATAGTGGTGCCAGTAACGCTGGTCGTAAAATTACCGCCGACAAATTGTGCAGATGTACCTGTAACAGTCGTGCCAGTAACGGTCGTAAAGCCTGCTGTTCCGCCTGTGACGTTAGTAAACTGGCCTGTATTACCCGTAACTGTGGCACCCGAAACAGTAGTGGTACCAACAACAGTGACGCCGGTAATATTGGTGAACTGCGCACTGGTTCCGGTAACGGTTGTTCCGCTTAGAGTTCCTGTAATGTTGACGCCTGACGCAAAGGCAGCGTCCCCGTCAACATCTAAATCACCGGAAACGGTAAGGTTGCCAGTAATTGTATGAACATTGACGAAAAGGTTTCCGAAAGTACCTGTAGCAAAGTTTGCGTTAGTACCTGTAACGGTTGCGCCAGTAATAGTGGTGAACCCAGCAGTGCCCCCGGTAACGGTGGTAGCTTGCAGGGTGTTACCGGTGATGGTCGCACCAGAAAGCAGGGTGGTATAAACACCAGTAACAGCGTTAACTGTGGTACCAGTAACTGTAGTTCCGGTGACAGTCGCAAAGCCTGCAGCCGTGCCTGTAAAGGTGATACCACTAACCTGTCCCGTGATATGAACACCTGAGGAGAAGAAACCAGAACCTTCCGCAATAAACGTGCCTTTAACGTCTGCGTCTCCAGTAACCGTTAATTCTTCACGGATAACACCCGTGGTGAAATTAGCGGTGATCGCATTGATCGAAGTGAAGTTGCCGGTATTACCTGTAACGGTGTTACCAGTAACAGTGGTAAATCCTGCGGTACTACCAGTTAAAGTCGTAAATTGACCTAAGTTACCTGTAACAGTTGCACCAGAAACTTTACTGGTGCCGATAACATTAACGCCAGTGACGTTTGTAAACTGAGCGTTAGTTCCGGTAACGGTAGTACCACTTAATGTACCGCTAACATTGACACCGGAAGAGAAGAAGCCAGAGCCTTCCGCAATAAATTTACCGGAAACAGTGAAATCACCTTGCGTCGTATGTCCACTGGTGACAAGACTTTGGAACGTACCGGATGTGAACTTAGCTTGTTGACCAGTGACAGTTGCACCAGAAACCTGGGTTGTACCTAAGAAATTGACCCCGGTAACGGTTCCAAAAGCACCATAATCACCTGTAATTGTGCCAACGGTAAGGATGTTGGTAACTACGCCCGTTTTTGCGTTTACTCGCGTAAAAGCTCCGGTGGCTCCTGTGACGGTTTGACCTGAGAGCTGCGCCGTAAAAACACCAGAAACACCCGTTATCGTGTTGATTGAGAACGTGGTTGCAGCTAATGCATCAGCTGTGATGTTTGTCGCTTCGACATTAGTGCCAGTGAAAGTAACACCAGAAACCGTGCCTGAAGCTGTTACATCCCCAGAAACAAATAAGGTATCGATATTGCCAGTGTCTGTGACCGTTAAGCCACTAGATAAAGTTGTAGCGCCACTAACAGTTAAATTATCTTGAACAACTACTGCACCACTGACAGTTCCTCCTGTCCTTGGTAAATAATAAATATTTAAATAAGATTTGGTACCTGAAACGGTTAACCTCTTATTTTTAATTGTAGGGTCGACTTCAGCGACCTTAACCACCGTGAATAGGTCGGCTTCCGCTAGGTCAATGCCCGCGATCTCTTGTAATTCGCTGATCCTGCGATTAGCCACTACCTATTCACATAAATTCCCTTAAATCAATTATAGTTGCG